GGTAAAGAAGTTAGACAATTATTTGATAGGTATTTTACCAAGCAAATTAGTTTAACTAGTAATGAAGTTGATACTGTTGTAGGATTTTTTACAAAAAGAAAGTTTACAAAAGATGCAGCAATTGCAGTATCTACTGTAATATTACAACAAGCCAAATCAGAAAATAAAAAAGTATTTGAAATTGTTGACACACTTGAAGGATTAGATGAAGTCCAATTAAGTAGGCTAGTAAGTGCTATCCTTAATAATAACAGAAGCAGAATAAGTGCATTAGGTTATAAAAACGATTATGCAACTCAAACTACAGAGAATAGAAATGTGAGATTGTAATGGGACGCTTTGCACAGGGCAAGTTTACACTAAAAAACCCTGACAAATATATAGGTGGCCGAACTCCAACATATCGTAGTAGCTGGGAATTTGCTTTCATGCGCATGTGTGATCAAAATGATAACATATCAAAATGGGCAAGTGAATCAATAAAAATTCCGTATAGAAATCCTTTTACAGGAAAACATACAATATATGTTCCAGACTTTTTTATAGTATATAATGACCGTACTGGAAAACAACATGTAGAATTAATTGAAGTTAAGCCTGCAAATCATACTTTTAAAGAACAACTAGGTAATAGTAAACATAATAAAGCACACTACGTATTAAATCAAGCTAAGTGGGGAGCAGCAAAGCACTATTGTAAACAAAAAGGCATGGTGTTTAGAGTTGTCAACGAAGGAGATATTTTCCATCAAGGCAAACGTAGATGAAAATATACGAACAAACATTTCCTTGGAAACACTGGATAATAGATAATTTTTTAGATAAGTCTGATGTTGCAAAACTTTCATATGTTGCTCATAAACATATTCAAGAAAATAACAGTAAATTTCATTACACCGTTGATAGTTTACAAGATCCATATAAACAAGTATTATCAAGTGCTATAGAAAAAATGCCAGATGTAATTAAGAATTTAAATTATACATCGCCTAGAAAATATAAAAAAATATATGCACTTGGACATTTAGCTGTTAATCCTGCTAATTATAGTTTCCAACCTCATTGCGATGATGAAACAAAAATATGGACATTTGTGACATACATAGGACCTAACAAAAGCACAGGAACGTATGTAATGACAGATATGAATGAAAATAATAAAATAGAAATTCCTTGGATGCTAGGTCGGTGCTTAGTTTTTGCAGGAAATACTGGCGAAACATGGCACAGCTATACTAGTAGCAACGACTGGCGTGCAACTATAACCGCTTATATGAACACCAATAAAAATTGGGGTAAATAAAGTAAGCATATAATGGAAAAGTACTATGACCAAAAAACTAGAAGACATGTTAAATCTTCCTGATAATAAAGATCTTAATGAAGAAGAAAATATTGCTCCTGTTGTAGAACACGAAGACACATTTAGAGATATTGCAGAGTTTGACAAAATCTCTGATGCCTTGCCTGCTGTAAAAGGGCTAGGCGATATGGCAGACAAAGAACTCAACGAAGTTGCAAATAAAGCCATGACTGCATATGACGATTTAATGGATCTTGGTATGAACGTTGAAAGTCGCTATAGCGGTAGAGTGTTTGAAGTTGCTGGCACAATGTTAAAAACCAGTCTAGATGCTAAAGTTGCAAAACTAGACAAAAAACTTAAAATGGTAGAACTACAACTTAAAAAAGAAAAAATGGATAGAGACAGCGGACCAGGCGGTGATGGCGACATTGTAAACGGCGAAGGTTATGTTGTGTCTGATAGAAATAGTTTATTAGAGCGCCTAAAAGGCATAGATAAAGATAAATAGTAATATAATTTAGGATACGTCGATGAAAAATTTTGCTGATTATTTAACAGAATCAAAAAGAACATATGAATTTAAAATTGGCATCGCAGGTGATCAGCCTGATGGATGCGAAGATATAATTGAAACAGGATTATCAAAGTTTGGTATTTCCAAAATGTCAACCGGTAAAAAAACACCAATTCAGGAACGTCCTTTAGATTTTCCGCAATTAGAAAATACAGAAGTTTATTACTACGAAGTAGAACTTACTTACCCTACAACTGTACAAGTTTTACAAGAATACTTAGGCAGTGTATGCGGTATTCCTCAAAGTCATATTATTGTACGTAATCCAAATGAGCCACAAGAATTATATCAGCAAGAAGACTCCAGTGAAGAATATGTATCCAAACTAACACAGGAAGATTTAGGCGGCGAGTCAGCACAAGAAGACGCAGGACCAGATCGTGTTATGAACTTGTTGAAAGAATTAGAAACAGCACGTAAAGACCGAGGCAACGATTATGTAGGCGAAACACCTTCAGGTGAAAGTAAAGATATCGGCGATACTGAAAATACAAAAAGCCCTATAGGAGCCTAACATGAAAATATCTGAAGTAAAAGTTATTAAAGAAGCAGCACCAACTAGATTTATTCCAACACACTACGGTGGACCAGGAGGCATGAATAATGTCATGCTACACACAGATGGTAATCTTTATTTTCAAAAACAAAGAGAAGATGGCGCCGGAAGAGAAATAGTAAGATGGAACGGCAACCCAACAGGCGAAGGGTGGTTTGGTAAATGGAACCCTGCAACTATTAAAGGTACAATAGTTGACGGACAGCGAGTTCCGGATCCAGCAGGAACAAACTTTAGTAATGCACCAAGAGCAGCAGCACCAGCAGCAGCACCAGCAGCAGCACAGCCAACAGCAGCAAATCCTACACCAAATACTAATATTACAGGTACAACAACAACACCTAATGGTAATTTACGTAATGGTAGCAGAGGACCAGATGTAAAAAGTATTCAGCAATCATTGGGCATGGCAAGAGATGAACAAGATGGCATATTTGGTCCAAAAACAGAAGCAGCAGTCAGAGCATTTCAACAAGAAGCTGGAATTCAAGTTGACGGTGTAGTTGGCCCAGAAACTAGAAAAGCATTAATGGATAGACTTTCATCGCAAACTTCTCCAGCACCAGAGCCAGAAGCAGCACCTGATCCTGACACAGCACCTGAACCGCCAAGAACCGCAGATGCAGATGAGACTCCTCCACCAGAAGCAGATTTTGGTGCTGGCGCAGAACCAACAAGCAGACTAGATACCAAAGGTGAAACACCAACAGCAGAACCTGAAGAACCTACAGAACCTGCTCCAAGTGGACGTGTGGAAGCAGACACTATTAGAGATAGGTTGTCTCCAGGAGCTCAAGAAAAATTTGATGATCAAATAGAAGAATTTGATGGCGACCTTTTTAGAATGTTAGTTGATGCAAAAAATCAAGCAGATGACTTTTGGCAAAGAGGTGAGTGGAGAGATTTTTACGAAGAAGTATTTGGTATTACAGTAAGTGGCGGCAGAGTAACAGACAATCCACGTGCAGGTATAATTGATATTAATTCAATTCCTCGAATGCCTAGAGGCAGAGGAGCAGCCAATGCAGATACCGGAGCATTGCTTTCAAGAATAAAATACAAAACAATTGACGATATGGAAGAGTCAAGGATATTAGATCTAGCAGGAGTAAATATGAAAAAGAAACTAGACGAAGCAAGCATCAACATTAACGGTGCAGATGCAAGCGAAGTAGCAGAAATACTCCGCATGATGCAATTAGCAGGTGCAGATGGTGCCAAAATGGTAGAGCCGGATGATATTAATCCTGGTCCTAAGCCTTGTCCAATTTGCGGTAAAATGCATGGACCAAGTCAGCCAATGGGAGGCTGTGGTAGTAAACCAAGCGAACCAGAAATGGGCGATATGATTCGTTTAATGGCACCTGAAGAAGAAATGGCACAAGAAGACATAGACGGAAACTTTGCCGATGCAACTACAGAACCAGATGACGAATACATGAGATCAAATGCAGGTGATGTTAGTGATGCAATACCAGCAGGAAACGACTTGCATAAAGAAAAAGGATCGTATCCGGCAACAGCAGGCGGTGATAACCCTATGAACACTGAAGGTGAAGATTTAGAAGAAACAATCAAATCACAATTGCTTGCAGCATTAGCTAAAAGAAAACAGTAATACATCCCCCCAACTCAATAGCGTCTTCGGGCGCTATTTTTTTGGTTAAATACAATATGGCAGCATCATTAGACGGCGTCTTAATCAAAAAGGCGAATAGAAAAGAAACATTTACAGAAGAACAAATAGCAGACCTTTTGGCCTGCATGGATCCGGATACAGGATACTTACATTTTTC